CGTAGACGAAGAACTGGCCTTCGCTCATCCAGTAGGCCGCGCCCTCGGCCATCGTGAGCGCGGTGGGCCCCAAGAGACCACACCCGTTGCCGCGGCGCACGAAGCTGTAGACGAGATTCCCGCCGACATAGACCGCACTCCAGAGGTCCGCGTCCGTCCAGAGGAGCGTCTCGCGATCCGTCCGGCGACCCGCCATGAGTCGGCCCACCGTCTGGAGCGGGAAGCTCCCGGCGGAGTTCGAGGCGGCCGGGGCCCAGAGCGTGCGATTGGATTGGGAGCACCACGCGACATTCCGGGGGTCGCTCGAGGCGCCCAAGGCCATCACGAAGCGTTCGGGCGTGACGACGACGGCCCGACAGCCCGTGGGGGAGTTCGTGACCTGGGTCGCCTGCGTCGTGGGGGTCGATTCGTAGAGCTTCCCGTCGGCCGTCAAGCAGGCGAGGAGAATCTCGCCGAAGGTGTCGAGGCTCCACGTGTCGGCGTCTTGAATGACCGCGGCGCCCAGATTCAACCCGTAGGGACCCAGCCCATAGGCACCCGCGCCATAGGGCCCCGCGCCCGTGCTGGTGCTCCCATCGGCTTGCCCATTGGTCAGCCCCGCGGGGGTAATGTCCGTGAGGACGCTGCCCGAGAAGGCATAGAGCTTCGAGGGGGTGCCGGTGGTGCCGAGCCCGAGCCACCCCGAGGAATCATCCTTCCGCCAGGCCAGGGCGGCCCGGGGCTTGCCCGTGGCTTGGATCTCCTGTCCGTTGGTATCGAGCGCGAGCTGCCAGCCGCCGATGGGCCGGATGGTCCCATCGTGCCAACGCACGAGGTTCGCGGCGACCCAGCGCTGCTTGGCCTCGTAGACCGTGCCGTTCTTGTAGAGGCCGGCCGGAAGCTTCACGGGATACAGGGTTTCCATGGCTTCGGGACCTGTTCTCCTTGTGCTTAGGCGCGGATCCGGGCATCCTAGAGCCTCATGCTCCACGACCTCGCGACCGCGCTCTGGACCACCCCGCTGGCGACGTGGGTCGTCCTGCTTGGCTACCCGCTGCTGGCCTATGTCCTCTTTCTGTACGTTCGCTGGGCCGCGACGAGCCTGTGGCGCTGGTTCGCGCGCTAGCCCTGCTGCTCCTGCTCGGCGGCTGCCGGACCTTCACGGCCCCGCCCGCGGACCACCTCAACCCGCCGGTCGCGTACCTGGCGTGGTGGGACGCGACCCAAACCTGTGCCGGCCTGACGGGCGAGTTCGGCCGCATCACCTGGTACGTCACCGCCGAGCGGTTTGCTTCCCCCGATGGCCTCGTGGCCGGCTGGTGGGCATCCGCCCACACGATCACGCTCGCGGGCCTCGCGACTGACGATGAACAGACCGTGCGCCATGAGATGCTCCACGACCTGCTCCAATCCGGGGACCATCCGGCCGTGTTCGATACCTGCGGCCTCCGGTTCTAGATCCCCAACCACTCGACGGTCAGCCCCTCCTGAATCACATCGGCGGCCGACGTTTGCGTACAACTGAACTGGATCGTGTTGCCCGTGGTCGTCCAATCCGCGAGTCCCGCCACCGCCACGAACTGCACGCTGTCGGCCGAGGTCCCATTGGTCTGGCCTTGGGCCGTGGCATCGGCGGTCGTGGCGGCGGTTCGGAACACCAACAGCTCCACTTGCCAGTGATCGACGACGGAGACCTGGAGCGTTTGGGACAGGATTTGCGTGGCGCCCACCGCCACCCGCACGGTCTTGGCGTTGGCATTGTTGGCGCTTGTGCCCCAGGCGCGGAGGCGGAAGCCCTGCCCGGTGATGTTCAGCGCATCGGCTGGCACCACATAGGATTTCAGGTTGGCCGGCGACCCGGCGCCTGACGCGGTGGTGCCAGGATCGCTGCTGCCGATCGGCTGGCCCACCACCGTGGCGAGCGTGGTGCTATTGCCAATCCGCGAGCTCAACGCCCGGCCCCCCACGTCGACCACGATCTGCACGATCGACGTGCCCGCAGAATTGGTCCAGACCTGGGCATAGCTGCGCCACGACGTGGCGTACCACGTCGTCCCGCCGTCCCGGGTCACCAACTCCACCACGTCGGTGCCGGCCGTTTGGAACTTCGGTGCCCCGGGCGGCGTGAGCCAGGTGACGGAGCCGGGGAAGGTGACCGCAAAGGCGGCGCCGTTCGTCAGGATGAGCCGAATGAGCGTCGTGAAACTGGCCGACGGCACATTGGTAAACGCGAGCGTTGTGACTTGGCTGACGGTAAAGACGAACGTCCGCGCGAGCGCGAGGTCGCAGGTGGTGGTCGCACCCACGACCGGGCTGTTGAACGGATAGCGCGGCTTGCCGAGTTCGGTGTCGACCGCATCGAGGTCCGTGTTCAGCTTCGTGCCCCACGACCCCGCCGAGGCGCCGACTTCGGGCTTCGTCAGGACATAGGTGGCGGTCGTGGTATCGGCCATTTATTTCTGCAACTGATAGGGCGCGGCCAGCGCGTTGTTCGTATAGAGCGCGTACTTCGCCACCAAGGCTTGCTCGAGGGCAAAGAGCACACTCGGCCCGAGATCCCCCGTGAAGACGAGCACTTCCGCCACGTCCCCGATGAAGCCGGTGACCCCTACATCGACATTCGAGTTGGTATTGGTCCCGGTCGCGCCCGCGGGGAAGGTATGCACCCCATCGACCGCGAGACGGGACGACGCGCCCGAGGGGGCGGCGACGAAGCTCGAGACGTGAAAGAGCGTCACATCGCCGGCCACACCGGAGGTCGCACTCGCCACGTTGTCATCGACCGCCGTAAAGGCGTTGGCCGTGGCCCAATCCAAGGCGAGCCCGATGCGCGCGGCGTTGAAGGTGGCGATCTTGTTCAGCGCCGCATCGTCCGCCTCCGTATTCCGAAACACCCCAAGGACCGTGATCGGGCGTACAATCGCCCCGGCGACCGCGACTTGCATCGTATCCGTGGCATCCACGTAGCGGACGACAGGCTGGCCCGCGAGGATGCCGACCTTGAAGAGGGGCTGGTTCGCGCCCACGGCTTGGATCAGATGCCGACCGTTGCCCGAAAGGTCATTCCATTGGGCCACGGCGGCGGCATCGGCAGGCAGAGCGGCCCCAAAACCGTTCAGTTGGTCCGCCGCGTACCAGGCGAACAAGGCCCCGCCGAAACACCGCGGGTCGATGGCGAGCAGATTCCCCATTAGAACACCCTCGCGAGAGGACGGGGCGCGGGTTGGCCCCCATAGAGCCGCCGCTCCGATTGGATTCGTAACCCTGTGATCGCTTCATTGGCCCGGCTCATCCAGAGAGCCGTGCGCTCGTCGTGCATGAGGTAGGGCGCGGATTCCGCCAGCGCCCCATAGAGATAGGCGTCGGGCGCTTCGCGGAGCAGGGCGTTCGTGGTCTGCGTGTCCGAGAGCGTGGGCACGACCTTCACAGCATCGACCACGAGATTCGCCAGCGGCCCCGTCACCGACGCGGGGGGATAGAAGCGCAGCGTGGTGCTCGGGGCATCCGCGTCGTGATCCACGTAGACCATCTCCGCCGGCGTCCGGGCCGTGCTGTCCATTTCCATCCACGCCCCGTACTCCTCGCGCGTCACCATCCGCAGCGCGACGTTGTGACTCCCCGAGGCGCCGTCGTTGTGGCGACACCCCAAGACTTCGGCGACCGTCGCGGCGAGCGCGGTGTCCCCGGTCAGATTCGTGAGGGTGACCGAGAAGCGGAGCCAGTCCTTGAGTTCCCGGCGGAAGCGGGCCTCCGCCAAGGCGATAAACTCCGGGATCCGGGCCGCGAGGTCGCCCCGATTGAGCCAGTTGCCGAGGGCGCTCTGGAGTTCCGCGTAGGTCGTAATCAGACCGCCGCCCGCGTTTGGGCAGACTGCCGACTCGTCACCGCGTGCTGCGCTTCAAACTCCACCATCCCGATATGCGTCACGTCTTTCGAGAGGTCGTGATCCACGTAGATGGTGGCCCCCGCATCGGTGAGCTTCTTGCAGAAGTACAGGTCTTCCCCGACGTGCGCCTGATCGTCGGGTACCCAGCCCATCATGAAGCGCGGCGGGTTGACGCTCCGCACGAGGTCCGCCTGCACCAGCATGACCCCCATCCCCGTCGCGGCCACGGCCTCCAGCCCCGAAGCATCTTGCTCGGTATAGA